TTCTATCCTCTTTTTCTTTTTCTCTTGATTTTGCGCCTTGTACCTCTAGGTTTTTCAACTGTATGTTCATTTGAAACTCTAACTGCATTAGTTGTTTTTTATACTCAACTTCTTGTTGCATTTTTTGAGCTTCTAATTGTGATTCAGCTTGTAACAACTGTGCTTTACCTTGTGATAGCGCTTGATTTTTTTGTACTTCAATTTGAGCAGCAGCTTGAGCGGCTTGAGTATTAGACTGTGACTGCATTTGAATATTTTGTTGTTGAATAGCTAGATCTTTTTCTTGTTTCTTTTTTCTACGTATTTTTAGCATTTGATTTGCTAATTTAATATTTTTTATTTCTCTAAGATCAATAGCATCTTCAAGCTCTATACTTTGCTGTTGAAGTGCCATTTGTATATTGTTTTCAAGCCTGGCTTTTTCTTCTTCATCTGGCATTAAATCTAAAAATATACCAAAATCATAAAGGTGCAATTCTGACATTTCTTCTAACGTAGCTACATTGTGAACGCCTATAGCTTGTATAAAAGCATCTTTTGTTGGAGAATATTCTATAATATCAGATATTCTAAGAGATAAACACTCTGCGGTTTCAGCTGTTAAAAACAAACCAGCTTGTAGTATATGTCTTGTTGCAGTGTTAGAATTAGCAGCTGCTATTTTCTGTATTCCAACTAAAGCGTTTTTATCTGGCATACTACCATCTCTAGCTTCGTTAAGCCCGGTTACATCTCTTATCATTTGCAAATAATAATTATACGTACCTATTAAAGCTTGCATTTTATTACCACCAGATCCAGATGTTATTTCTTGTATTGGTACTTTGCCAGGGTTTATATCGCCTTCTGACGTGAAGCTCCTTCCTATCACGGATCCAGTTTGAAAAAACATGTTTAATGCTTCTTGCGGATTATAGTTAGTACCATTACCTAAATCAACTTCAGCTAAACCATCAGCATCTAAGTAAACACCATCTGGTACCATACGTGACATTACTTGTTGTAATTTTAAATGTGTAAGCTGTATCATATCTGCAAAGCCAGTAATACGTTTTACTAATGAATCAATCTTACCATCATACATACGTGGCGCTACAATAGCATAATTCATTTTTACTTTAGTAAAATTACTTTTTGGTCTTACCATATTTTTAGCCATACCCCAACTGAGTAATTTATCTGTACCTAATATTAAAGCTCCTTCGTATAAAACCTCTATTGATCTTAATAATTTTGAATAACCACCTTCTTTATTTTCAGGTGGATTAAAACTGTCATCTTTAGGTATTATCTTATCTGCACCAGTGCCTGTTTCTTTTATTTTATAAACTTCATTCATATAAGTTTTATAGTTAAAATATAAAACTTGAACAGTATTAGTGTCTTCTTTGTCTGATGTATATCTAGTATTATAATTATTTCTATTATAATTTTTGTTTTTCATTATATCTTCAAGATCACTTTCTGATAAATGTGGGAATTGTTTTGCTAGTTCATTGACAGGTATTGACTTAACTTCACCAGCATAGTATATATCATCAAAATAAGGAGAGTCAGTGTAAGAATAAACTAAATTAGCTGGATCTACGTAATCTATAACTACACCTTCAGATGTATTAAAAGATGTTTTAACAGCACCTATACCAAGTACGGTTAAATCGTAATAAAATCTTTTCTTTGTTAACTCGTAGTTATTACCTTCAAATAAAACATTTAAAGCTTGTTCTTCTGCCATTTCAACAGCTTGTTTATAATTAAGCTGCATATGAAGCTGTAACTCTTCTTCTGAATCAGGTAATATAGATGGGTCATTTTCAGCTAATGATATTCCAAAAGCTTGTTGCGAAAAAGCATCTAGCTCTCTAGTTCTCATGTCATTTAATAAAGACTCCATATACTCTGTTCTTTTACTAACACCATAAGCGTCTTGAGAAAAAGCTTTTATATCATATGTTCTTTGTGCCATGCCATTGACAACTATATCAACAAACTTTGAAATAATTGGCACTGGAGTCCAGTCTAAATTTAAATAGGACAAATCACCGTTTATAGACAACTCATCCTTATATTTTTGTATAGATTGTTCGCCTCTTGCGTACAGTCTTAATTTATGAAAATCATTATAATTAGTTCTATATTTATTATTACTTCTGTCCTCATTAAACCATTCTGTTTCTATAGCTTTAGCTACTTTCATACCATAATCATAGCTAAGCTTTTCAGCATCACTTACTGTTTGGCTTGGAAAATAACGTTTACTAGAATATGCCATATTTATTTTATTATTTGTGAATTATTTCCAATGTTATTATACTTAGAAATATTTATGTTTAATTTTGGTTTTTCAACCTTAGCATTTGGCGCATATAAATGTCTATTGTTAGCCATAATAGCTAAACCACTACTTATTGATGCATCAAACTTTGTTCTTTTATTTATATCAAACTTACTCCAATCATTTAACAATTCGTTAAAATAAAGATCACCAAAACTACCATCTTGTTTCATACCTACGTGATCTTGTATATACATTTCAATTGCAGCCGCATGTGCTTGTTTTATATCTTCACTTGAATTAGGTATACCACCTACTTCTTTTTCTGCTACAGATAATTTATTCCAAAGCTTATCAGGTCTATTCATACTAAAACCTCTGTAACCTCTACGTCTTAAATAATACAATAGACGAGGTTTATTATTCTCTGCAAGTATAGGCATCCCGTAAAATACTAAAGCCATTAGAACGTCTTCAAAGAATATCTCAGCTGTAGGTGGTCTTGATAAGTATTCTAAAAAGAAGCTATTCGCAGGAGCGTCCTCCATGCTAAACCTGGTTAAGCCGTGTAATGCTCCTTTTGATCCTTCTCCATCTACAGTCCCTGATATATCATAAGAGTCACAACCAAATGCTCCCATGTGTTCATTACCAGGATATTTTATACCGTTTTTAATTACCACTCTATTTTGTAATTGCTGAGGTGGAACCCAGCTAACTTTAAATCTACCTTTTGGATCAGGGTAATAAATAACTTGTGTATCTTTTATTCCGTTAACCCATTGAAAATTACCCGTTGTAATGCCTAGCGTTCTAGACATTTCTTCGTTGTAATCTATTTGCTCGTACAATTTAACAAGATTAAAAATACTGTTTTTTGTTTCGTCTCTAAAAGCGTGTTCTTCGGTTCTTGGAAATTGCCTGTAGAACTCATTTAAAGCATCTTGATCAGATTTTAAACCATCAGCTTCGTTTTGCCAACTATCTATTACACCTATATCTATTAGTTCACCGTCTGGGGCAAACACATCTGTGTCAGGAGTAGTGAATACTGGAACTCCGTACTCGTCAATAAATCCTTCGTAGTTCCATTCCATTGGGATAAACAAAGAGTATAAACCAGATTTTGTCTGACCGTTTCTATTTCGCTTAGTGACATCTGATGCATTGTATAGTTTTTTAAAATTACCACCACCTTTATCTAATGAGTTACTTGTTGATCCCATCATACATTTACCTATAATTCTACTACCTAATCTAAGACATGTTTTAGTAACTCTCCAATTGTTTAATATATTATCAGGTCTTTCCCATTTACCACTTTCATCGTGTACTAGTAGCGCTAGTTTTTCACCATCGTAACTATTATCACCTGTATTTTTCCAATCAATAGTTGTATCTAAACCTTGTATATCTTCAAGCTGCTCGTTTGCTGTAATTTTTTTTCTTGTAAACTTACTAGCTGGAACTCTATATGCTAACTCTGTTTTAGGACGATCCATACCGTCTTGCACCGGTTTAAAGAAAAAAGGATAGTTTATACTAATAGGTACCACCTTGTCTGTAAACATTTTTTTAGCATCAGCACCTGTTTTAGATAATATCCCATATCTACTATCACTTGAAATTGTAGCTAAATTAACTGTTTCGGCAGAACTCATGAAAGAAAATCCAGAACGTCTGTTCTTTAAATAACACATTCCATAACACCTCTTGTCTGCCTTGCAAGCCTCCCAAAATATAAAGAACAACCTATTTGCTTCTCTAAAATCAGGTGCACCAACATCTATTTTACTCCATTGTAAATACATGTAGTGTGTGCCCACTATGTAAGTTGGTTTACCATTGTTCATAAACCAAAAACCTTCATCTCTTCTTTTAAACTCTTCGTCTATGTAATCAAACCATTGTTCTTTTTGCTCTTCTGGATACGACCTCCAATCAAATATGTTTTTTAATCTACTTAATTCTTTTGGATATTCTAGTTTTTGCCACTTGTTTTTAGGGTGCACGTACACTGATTTCGGTTCAGCCGGCAACCCAATTCGCAAATTTTGTATCTCCACCACTTGTCCAATGCGTCCAGTTTTAGAGATAACCACGATATCATGTTCTTTATTATACCCATATTTCCATTTTTTAGATTTGTTAAGCCTACTAATAGTTGTGCGTTTAATAGGTTCTATTATTTTAACTAAACTTTGCTCGTACATTACTTAGATCTACCTTCTGCGAATCCTTTAAAAGTTTTTTTCTTTGTCTCTTCAGGTGTTTTTCCCTCAAGCAAGTTTTCTTCTTCTTGTATTCTGTTAAGTATTTCAAATGCGTCAAATATAGCTAGTTTTTTAGTAGCTGCAGCGTTTTTTAATCTATCAGCCGACACATCATCTTCTGTGTTTGTAATAATCTTTTCTTCTGCTACTTTGATTAATTCATCAACTGCTTTTCGCCCAGCTTGGATTATACTCTTCTTCGTCTCCTTGATACTCATATTTAATTGTAATAAAATTAGATAAAACTCTATATAGCCGCTCGTTATCAACGATAAACTCGTATTCACTATTTGGTCTAAAACCAACTAGTTCGTTAACCTTTACAGTACCGTCTGAATATTTAACAATGCCTTGTAATGGTTTTTCAGATTCAATATTAAATTGATCTATTGCTTTTAAAGGTTTTACAAAACAATAACCTTTTGGAGCTATCCACTTTTCATTTCTTTTATATAAAAAAATTTGATCGTGGTTTATAAAATAAGTAGAATCATTAAAATAACTTCTACTATTTTTTTCTACACCTTTAACGTCATGCCATCTTCTAAAAACGTTATGGTGTACTATAACTGTATCTCCAGCTTGTATATCAGTATGTCCCGCTATAGGAGTTGATATAACTTCTGCTTCTCTATTTACGTACTGATGATTAAAAATTTCAGTGTTAAGTATTAACTCTGATTCACCAATCTTTTTTATATTGTTATATCTTTTTCCTTTTGGCGTTACAACAAAGTTGTGAACGCTTTTCATTAGTACTCTAAGTTATACTCTACAGATACAGCCATGTTTTTATTAAAGTCTTTCCAAGGTAAAACATCTTTCTTTTTTTTAATATAAATAGAATATTTTTCGTCTTCTTCTATAATATCGCAAATAGTATGACCACCATACACTTCTTGCCCCACGGCATAGTGCATAGCGTCATTCTTATAATCTTTACCTACAGAAATTTTACGAATTAACTTCGCCATTTTCTTTTTCGTAGTTTATAGTACCGTCTTGTATATTAACGTCAAAAGTACCGTATTCTTTTTCAAACTCTGCTTGTAACACTTTAAGTTGATCTCTCAAACCCGCAATACCATGCATCATTTCATGTTTTTTAACTTCCATTGATCCTATTTCTAGGTTCCCTCTGTTAATACCATTTACTGTTTCTTGAACTTTTTTCAATTGTTCTTCAGTAATTTTTTCTGCTTTTGGTTTTAAGTCTACTATTTTTTCTTTTGTTTTTGCCATTTTGTTTTAATTTAAGTTAATTTAATTGTTGTTTGTTAATCGTCTATTTCAGGAATATATTTTATAATATCTATTTCCCATTGTTTTACTCCATGAACAGAGCCAGTCCAATCTGCGTGGTTGTTTTTAGTGTAAGTAGCAGCCGCTGCAGAATCAGCAAACTGTTGTAATGAACTACCAACAGTATCAGTTGTTGAAACTAATACGTTTGTTTCTGCTAAGTTAAAAAGCCTAAAGCTTATATTAGCCTTGTCCATTGTGTTAAATACTTCTGTTGTTATTATATAGTAATTCATATTATTTCGCTTCTATATTTGAATCTCCACTAATTGTAAATGCTTCTGTTCCTGCAATTTGACCAGTTCCATCATCTTGAAACGGCCACCAGCCAACGCAATTTGCATATGCTGAGTGTGTACCAACGTGTAATGGCGCTCCACTATTATATAATTCTGTTACTTCACTAGAACTAAGTTCTTTATCCCAAATAGTAAGGTTCATAAATTTAGCTTCAGCAGCAGTAGCAGATTGATTACCATTAATACTACTAGATCCTAAACCTATCTTTTTGTCTGTAGAACTACCTAGATTAGCAGTACCAGCACCACCACCACTACCACCCCTGGTAAATCCTTCGCCGCAATCAGTCGCATTCCAGTATAATGTTAAATCGGGGTGGTCAGAACTATTAGCGGTTGTTTTTGTTATAGTTATCATAGTGTAATCATCGTTACCTACGTTACCTCTTGCTGCTGAGTTCCATGGATTAGGCCCACCAGAAGCGGTATACGCAGCGTCATAAATACCACCGCCTTCATGAAAATGCCAAAAGTTTTCACGTCTATTACTAGAGGTACCACCAGAACCCATAAAAAAATAAAGCCTATTATGTGGTTCGTAAAAATATAAGAGAAACTGGTCGTCATAAGAA